ATTTATTCATACAAATATTCGTCAAGATGCAATACAAAACCAAAGTGCAATTTGGAGGTCTACCTCCCGTCGATATTGACAAAAAGCGAAAGCAAAGAGCTGGAGCTCGCCAAGCGGTAAAGGATGATGGGCTGGAGTCCAATACATTCACGTCCTATGACCACGAGGTTAAATTCGAGAACATCAAATGCTCAGTCAACGTGTGCCGCGTGAAAAATGATGACCCAGAGACAGGAGTCGGGGTTGCAAAAGGCGCTATTTTGGCTGGAGTTCCACTCACTGTCCCTAGCAATACGGCTGCTAGTACCACGCATGCTATGAAGAAGCGTTGTGATTACAAGCCTGCTCTCAAGGATATCTCCTCTTTCAAGAGAGGCCATGAGCTACTCATGGCCAAGTTCAAGCCTCAAGAGGTGATTCGAGTTGACAAAGATCTCATGGATGAGTACTTTGCAACATGTGATCCTAGCAAAGCCCGTAGGTTGGTGGAGGCGTTGGATGGTGCGCAATGGAACAGTGAGATGGACACAAAACACGTGTTCGCGAAACAGGAAGTTCTCCTGAAGGAACATAAGGCTCAGCCACGCGTTGTCTACCAAGGAACAGACATGTACAACGCATTGACTGGTCCTGTTGTGATGGAGCTGAACAACAGGATGAAACGTATCTTTTCCATGGCCAACCCACTCAACACAGGTAATAAGGTTCTTTATGGCTGTGGCATGAGTGGGGAGGAGCTGGGGGAAATTATGGAGCAAGCCAAGGGTAATCCTGTGGAGAGCGACGCAAAAAACAACGACGGGAGTCAACCGAAGGAACTTCGTAGATATGAAGCGATGTTCTATCGGAAATTGGGTGCACCGGATTGGTTCGTTAGGGAATTTGCGCGTACTTTGAAAATACGAGTGTGGACACGCTATGGCATAGTCGCACAAGTCGAGGGGGAACGATGGTCCGGTGAGACCACCACCACGACGGGAAATTCGTACGTGCATATGGCTCTCATTCAGGCTGCGCAGGAGCGGGCTGAAATTGTGGAGAGTACCAACGTCCACGGTGGGGATGATTACTTGGGGTATATCGTGGGTGACGAGGTCAAGTTCAAAGCGGAGATTGAGAAAGTCTTCAGCGACACGGGTATGGTCGCTGAGGTTGTGCCGCAAAAAGATCGTCACTTTGCAACCTTCTATCGGAAGCGTTACATACGTAGCTCCATTGGGTGTCGTCCCGTCCCGCAATTCGGGCGCGTGTTGGCAAAATTGAACTTGAGGCCAAATAGGAATACTCAAGTCAATGATCGTGATTACATGGCCGGCAAGTATCTTAGTGCCGCCTATGAGCATCGGCACGTGCCTGGAATAAAAGAGTTGTTGATCCAAACAGCAGGTCGCCTTTCTGATAACCCCTATCTCGATGTGAGAGCAACTAAACTCAAAGAGATGGGAGGTCGTGATGGAGTCCATGCAATAGTGGAGAGGGCTAAGGAGCATCCAATCCCTGAATTCTCGGATTTTCTGCAGGAGGTGTACGGCATTAACTACGACGATCTTTTTGATGTTTATGCGAAGTCAGCCCAGTCATGTTTGGACTACTGTGACGGGTTCACGTTCGTTCAGAAAGACGGCAAAGTCAAGAACAAGCAGAATACGAGTAAGTACATCGCGCCCAAGATGTGCGGGGATACTGTCGAGGCACTCGTCCGCATGGACACTTAGGGAACAACAGTTCTGAC